ACCAGGGCTTTCTGATCACCTTCCCGATGCCGTTCGGTGATCACATTCGGATGGTCTACTACAACCCGAGCTCGAACCAGACGGCCTGGATGTTCTCGATGGTGACCTATGAGCTCACCGCGACGGACGAGGCGTCCGGCCAGCGGCTCCGGTGCTCGGGTGCGCGCTGGCTCGATCAGGCCGTGACCCGGCAAGCCAGCGACGTGACCACGCTGGCCGAGACCACGGGCGGGCCCGGCAGCGTGGTCTATCACTCGCAGGTCGGCGGCATCGATGCCGCGCAGATCACGCCAGGATCGGACAACTCGGACTCGTGGCTGGAGCGAAACTTCGGGTTCTACATCGACGGCGAGAACGTGCCCTCGATCCAGGCCACCGGCACCGAGGACTGGTACGACTCGGCCTGGTATTTCAACGGGTGGCGCGACTTCAACACGAGCTTCCATAGCTACGTGGGCACCGACAAGCCAGCGCAGCAGCCGCACGCCACCGGCATGGCTACGGACCTGTGGAGCAAGTGGGGAGGCGTGCCCTTCCAGCGCTCGATGACGATGCAGGCCTTCACCGAGCCCGTCTGCACGACCGGCGATCGGTTCGTGTGGTGCGTGCTTTACTACAGCGTTAGCTGAAACCATTTCGTAACAGCGGCCCCGGATTTCCGGGGCCGCTTTCTTTATGCATGTTCAAGTCTTGCGGAATGTGCTCGACCGAATCCGGTATGCCACCTCGCTGCTGATTCTTCCATGCGGAGTTACTGTTTCCCGTCGGTGGTAGGTGACAAGATGCGTCTCTACCGTGTCGGCCATGCTCAAAATTGCGCAGATGGTTGACAGCGTCAATTCGCCCGGACCCCGCGAATGACCGCCGTACTGATCGGTCTCGCGACCCTGGTCTGCTCCGTGCTCGGCCTCGCGCTCGCCGCGCTGCTCGTGCTCTGGATATCAGGTAGGGCCGGTTACCGAACCAAGGGACGGCATCGGCGGCCGCGCCACGTCGAGCGGCCATCGGTGCCCGAAGAAACCGAGGCAGGGAATGACGCAATCAGCTAATCAGGTGACGTGTCCCCGATGCGGCCGGCGAAGAATTCAGGTCTCCGTAAAAACCGGACGTCTGGTTTTTCACTACGACCGCCACGACCCGGCCATCCGCCGCACGTGCGGAATGAGTGACCAGAACCTCGCAGAATTCGGGAGAGCGATCATGCGGTGAAACCGACACCACCAGTCCAGCGTCGCAAGGCCGGCCGCGGGCATCGATACGTCGATGCGGACGGACGCCGCGTGCCCGGCGTGACAACGATCTTGAATGACGGGCTACCCAAGCCAGCGTTGATCGCCTGGGCAGCCAACACCACCGCTGAATACGCACTCGACAATTGGGACGAGCTCGCTACGCTCTCCCCCTCTAAGAGGCTGCGTGACCTGCAGCGCAGCCGATTCGCCAGCCGGGATGCCGCGGCCAAACGGGGCACGGAGGTCCACCGGCTTGCCGAGCAGCTCGTCAGTGGCAGCGAGGTCGAGGTACCCGACGAGCTGGCCGGGCATGTCGAGGCCTATCGCGATTTCCTCGATGCCTGGCAGGTACAGCCCGTGCTGGTCGAGGCCATGGCCGTCTCCTATGAGCACGGCTACGCCGGCACGCTCGATCTGATCGCCGACCTGACCACCGAGCACGGCATCGAGCGCTGGCTCCTCGATATCAAGACGACCCAGTCAGGGGTGTTCCCCGAGACCGCCCTGCAGCTGGCCGCCTACCGGTACGGGGACGAGCTGCCGGAGGTCGACCGGTGCGGCGTCGTGCACGTGACCGCTGAGGGTGCGGCACTCGTGCCGGTCGAGGCCGGCCGGGCCGAGCACCGGTATTTCCTCTACTGCCAGCAAGTGGCCGAGTTCGGCGAGATCGGCCGTGACCTGGTCGGCGAGCCACTCGACCCGCCGCGAAGGGAGGCGGCATGAGCGAACTCGAACGCTATGACCCAGCCGATCCGGCTACCACGCCACCAGCGGCCGGTATGCCCGCCGCCGACTTTCGGGAGTGGTTGCCTGCCTTGGAAGCGGCCGCCTCGATCGCCCGTGAGATCGCCTCTACGGAGTTCGTGCCGAGCTCCCTACGGGACAACCCCGCGGCGGTCAGCGCAGCCATCCTGGCCGGCCGTGAGCTCCGGATCGGGCCGATGGCTGCCTTGCAGCATGTGCACGTGGTCGAGGGTCGGCCAGCGCTCTCAGCCGAGATGGCCCGTGCCCTGATCCTGGCCCACGGTCATCAGCTGCGCTGGCGAGAGATCACCGCTCAGCGCTGCGTGTTGTCCGGTCGCCGACGTGGTGAGCACGAGTGGACGACGGTCACCTGGTCGATGGAGGACGCCCGGCGGGCCCGGATCAACGGCAGGCAGAACTGGCAGAAGCACCCAAGACGGATGCTTCAAGCCCGGTGCTCAGGTGAGCTTGCGAGGTTGCAATTCGCAGATTGCCTGGCCGGTATGTCCGCACAGCTGGTCGAGGAAGCCAGCGACGATGCCGACGACACGGGGCCGGCGGAGGCTGCGCCGTCACGAAAGGTGCGCCGGACTACTCCAGTCAGGGCACAAGCCGAGCGAGCCTCAGGCGAAGCAAATGCTTCCGAGGATGCTTCCGAGTCGGAGCAGCCGGCCGGGCCGCCACTGCCCGGTGAACAAGGCGAAGCAAGTGCTTCCGAGGGTGCTTCCGCTGACCCGGAGGACGCGAAGCCGCCGGACATGCCGCCGATGGATGAGTGGCACGAGCCCGCCAGCGATGCGCAGCTGCGCTACATCCATGCCCTGTTTTCGTCCGCTGACCTCGACGACCGCGAGAAGCGGCTGCGGGTGGCCCGTTCGATCGGCCGACGGCCGGAGCTGACCAGCTCACGAGAGCTCACGAAGCGCGAGGCCGGCGTGCTGATCGACACCGTGGCGACCGTCGTCCGCAACGCGTCGACCTCCGCCGATGCTGGCGAGTCGCTGATCACGCTCGCCTACGAAGCCGAGCAAGAAGAAGCCGAAGACCACGAGGAAGACAGCAACGAAGCAAGTGCTTCGGCAGGTGCCACGGCCGACGACGACGAAAGCGGGTGAAGCATGTGGTTCAAGGTCGACGACTCGGTAGTTCAGCACCCGAAGATGGTTGCCGCCGGACCTGCAGCGATAGGCCTCTGGACGCTGGCCGGCGCCTGGTCATGCGCTCATTTAACCGATGGCTTCGTGCCTGACCAGGTGCTGCCGCGGCTCTGTGAGGACTCCGAAGCAAGTGCTTCCGCTTTGCTTGAAGCCGGCTTGTGGCATCGAGACGACGAGCGTGGCGGCTTCGTGTTCCACGACTGGGCTGATTACCAACCACCGTCCGACGCTCAACGCGAGTTGCGACGCAAGCGAGCGGAGGCCGGACGAAAGGGAGGCCTGGTCAGCGGCCAGGTTCGCCGCCGGAAGGCCGCTTCCGTGCGCCGGATCGAGTCCGCACGCGGTGAAGCAAACGACGAAGCAAGTGCTAAAGCAAAACGCAAGCAAAACGGAACCCCGTCCCCGTCCCCGAGTAGTACTTCTACTGACGTAGAAGCACGGGCCGCGCGCGGGCGCGCGCGCGAGGCCTCGCTCGACATCCCCGCGGATTGGACCGAACTCAAAAAGACCCCGCCCCCGGATACCGCTAGTAGCCCGATCCCGAGAGAACATTCGCTGCCGCCCGACTGGACGCTGACCGAAGCGGACTGGGCATGGGCCGCGGCGCAAGTGCCGACCGTCGACGTGCGCTCGGCCACGGCGAAGTTCATCGACTACTACCGGGCCCGACCACGGGTGACCGTCGCCGACTGGTCGGCCGAGTGGCGGCGATGGATGCGCCGGGAGGCCGAGTGGTGTCGACGGCGCGGGCCCGATCGTGAGCCCGAACAGTTCGCAAACGCCGCTGATCAAACGATCGCCCGACTACTGCGTGAAGCCCGATCCGACCGGGATGCCCCGGGTGAGATCGCATGACCGAGAACGAAGTGAAAGAGCTGCTCGCCGTGGTGACCAGCTACGACAACCGCAAGGTGGGCCGCGGCATGGTCTCGGCTTGGACCGAGTCCGCTCAGCGCGGCCGGTGGACCTTCGATGAGGCCTGCAACGCCGTGCACGGGCACTATGCCGAGCAAACCGCCTACATCATGCCCGGGGTCGTCACCGACCGGATCCGTGCCGCTCGTCGCGCTTCCCGGCCCGCGCTGCCGGCCGGTGGCACACCGGCCTCGCCGATCCACCGGGCCAAGATGAAGGCCTGGGTCGCCCAGCAGCTCGGCTGGCCGCGCACATGAGCACGGCGATCGGAATCGACCCGTCCCTGACCGGAACCGGCCTGGCCCGCGTCACCGCTGACGGGGTTAGTGGGGCCCTGCTGGAAACCTCCACGGTGGCTACCTCCGGCCGCCGGGCCGACCCGCTGCCCGATCGGCATCGCCGCCTGGAGGTGATCAGCCGGTCGGTGACCGACTGGGCTTTGCCTGCCGACCTGGTGGTGATCGAGGGGCCGGCCTACGCGGCCCGCGGCGGGTCCGTGCTGGATCGGCACGGCCTGTGGTGGTTCCTCGTCTCCGCCCTGCTCAGACGGTGTGTGCCGGTGGCCGTGTGTCCGCCCTCAGTCCGCTGCCGGTGGGCTACCGGGCGCGGCAACGCCGACAAGGCGGCTGTGAGCGCCTCTGTGGAGTCGCTGTGGCGCTCTGCGGGGGAAGACCCCGGGGGCGGGCTGTCCGGCCCGCAGAATGCAAATGAGAGCGACGCAGCGGCATTAGCGTCGATGGCCGCTCAGCGTCTCGGGCTGATCCCGGCGCTGACCCGTCACTCGGACGCCGCCTCGCGCGTTGAGTGGCCGCTCGATCAACAGCTCGCACATCAGCTTTCCATCGGCGACGCGATCGCAAGGGAGGTGAGCCGGTGAGCTGGTCCGAACAAGCCCTACTAGCGCTTCTCGCGCTGGCCGTGCTGCTCAACTCGTTGGCCGTCCGCAACCTCAAGCGCAGGGAGAGGCTATGACCACCGTCGAATGTGTCAGCTGCGCCCGGCCGCTCGCGAACGCGTTCGTGTGTGCCGGTTGCCTGGCCGGACTGATCGCCGACCTGGACGCCGTGCCCGAGCTGCTCGTGCAGCTGGAGGTTACTTACGCTCGGTTACATCGTTTAGGCATTCCGAGTGAAGGTCGAGGTGAACAGTTGCCCTACCACGTGCCGGCCTCGGAAGCGCGCTACGTGCTCGGTGACACGCTCCGTGCCCAAGCCTCGGCACTGAGCTCGTCGCGCGGGCTCGACCTCCCGATCTACCTGAGCTGGCGAAATCCTGCCGGGCACGCCCGCTGGCTCGGCCGACACGCTGATTCGATCCGGCTCGACGAGGATGCCGAGAAGATCATCGACGAGATCGCCGATGCGGTAGCCATGGCCAGACGGACCATCGACCGGCCGCCCGAGCTGGTCGTGCTCGGTCCGTGCGGCGTCGAGGGTTGCACACGGATCGTGTACGCCCCGATCGAGGCCGAGCGGGCTTCCTGCGATGCCTGCCTGGCCGAGCACGACGTCGACGAAAGGCGGACCGAATTGCTGGATGCCGCCGCGGACCAGCTGGTGACAGCCACTACAGCGCTCGGGTGGTCCCGTGCTCTCATGAAGACAAGCCCGCCGCGCGGGACGTTCGACTCCTGGGTCTCGCGCGGCCGGGTGTTGTCTCGTGGACCCGACCGGCAAGGGCACCACCTGTACCGATTCGGCGAAGTGGCCGACGTGGTGGCCAGCTGGCTCTCACACCGGAAGCGGGCCGCATGAAAAGGGGCCCGCACCCGAAGATGCGAGCCCGTTACCGGAGAGCGTCTTTACACGATCTCGCCGCGCGTGCTGCCCTCGATCCACTCGTCACGCACCATCTGCGCGTAGGCAGCCTCGCGTGCTTCGTTCGGGCCACCGGCCTCGACGTCGAAACTCCGGTCGTAGCGCTCGACGCCATCGCGGAAACCGCCGATATCGAAATGCCAGACGCGGACCACGCGCGGCGTCGGCGTACAGCGGGGGCACCACTTGAATCCGCTGGCCTTCGTGGCGTTGCGGCCACAGCGGTAGACCTGCATACCGCTCTCGATCATCCCTGTGCAGGTGCGCGGCGTCTTGCGCGCGGTGCCGGCTCGCCTCGATTCGCTCATATAGCCAGTGTACAACAGGGTCTAGTCACTAGACAACACGATCAGGACGAGAGGGGGAGGATATGAGCGCCCGGCACACGGCTACCCGCGACAGTCTTCCGCTGGCCACGGTGCTGCTCATCCTCGGTGTGCTCGGGATGTCCGGCACCATCGGCACCGATGCCTGGTGGTGGAGTATTCCGGCCGTCCTCTGCCTGGTGCTGGTGCCCGGCATGATCAGCGACGCGGCGGCCGATGAGGTCGAGGCACGGCAGAACGACAGCAAGCCCGGCCAGTGACGGCCGGGCTTGTGGGTGGACGGGTCAGGCTTCTATTCGGCAGCCTCCACGGCCTCAAGCTGCGGGGCGGTCGGGTGCGTCCGCTCGATCAGCCACGCGCCTGCGGTGAGGATGGTGGCCGCGACCACGGGGATCACGTACCGGCCGAGCGTGACCAGGCCTGACTGGAGTGCGCCCATCTCCAGGCCGGCGAAGAACACCAGGGCAGGGGCCAGGATGATGAAAAGTTCCGCGTTGAGGTTCATATAGCTAGTGTACGCCAGCGTCTAGCTACTAGACATAACGATGAGGGAGAGGAAGCCTGATCAGACGGGCGGCTGCAGGCCCGGCATCCATCCCGGGGTGTCCCAGTCCGAGCAGACCGGGCAGCGACGCACGGTCAGTGCCGAGAAGACCTCACCGCGGCGAACGGCCATCTTCTCTTCGTGGATGGTGCCCGAGCTGCCGCACAGGTGGCAGGCCGTGCGGACAGTGGTCGGTGGCCGGTCAGGGCTCTGCTCGCTCATGATCACTCCTCACGTCGGTGGGCCGACGATAGTTCCCGAGCCGTCGCACTGGCGGCATTCCTCGTTGACGGTCTCGGTAGTGGTCTTGCCCTTGCGGCGCACCGAGCGCTTGACCTTGACCGTCGTACCGCCGTGGCAGGTCGGGCAGGTGTAGGTCTGCCGGTTATCCGGCGTCTTGGCCATCGATCACTCCTCAGGCAGCGAGAGCCGCATGACGGCCGAATAGTTGAGGTCGAGGTGCCACGCGCCCGCCTCGAACTGGCATGGCGACTTTTCCAGCCATCCCTCAGACCGAGCCACGAACCGGTCGGCGGTCTCCTCGTTGGGGATCAGGACTCGCATGTTGCACCGGGGGCACCGCTCAGCCGTGCTGTACTTCCAGTCGCTCACCCGCTCATGACAGCAGGCCCGACCGAAAACGGCCAGGCCTGCTGTAGGTGGGTCGGTCTAGCGGTCGATCGCCCGTTCGAACGCGGCCCGGTCGATGACCGCCCAGATAGAGAAAGGCCGACCCTCGACAGTGCCGCGGTATTCGGTCGTGCCGGCGCACGACGGACCGGCGACCTCGGTCAGGCCGAGCACGTCGGCCCATTGCAGGGCGATCACGGCGTGCTCGTCGTCGCTGCGGTCGGTGTCGGTGACATGGCCGGTGACCCCGATATCGGGGAGTAGATGCCAGTAGATCGGCAACAGGTGTCGCGACCTGCCGGCCTCATTCATGGCGTCGGTCAGGCCGTCATCGATGATGGCCGACCAGGGACGGTTGATCATGCGCTGCTCCTATCGGTGGTGTTCTTGGTTAGCGTCCCGCTTCCTCGAACTCGTGGAGAGTCCACCCGTCGCCATGCCACGGGCTCTCCGTTCGGCCACAGTGGGCACACTCCGGGTTGGGGCAAGCGTCGCGGACATGGCCCTGCTCGAAGCAGCGTGTGCAGACCACGAACCATGCCGGCTCCGTGCCATCGATCTCCCTGCCCATCTCGGCCAGGCAGTCCGACCAGGTGCCGCCCGTGCCGCCATGCATCGCTGTGTCCGACATGGCTAGCTGCTCACCACCCTGGACGAGTCACCAAAGGCGACCGCGAGGAAAAGGATGCCGCAGATAGCCGCTGCCCAGTAGGCGCCGGCCCCGAGCTGAGCGTGGTGCCGGACGGCCTCGACGCCCAGCAGGAAAAAGCCGGTAGCCAGCTGCGTCCGCACGCACGTCTCGATGAGGCTGTACTTGATCTTCGGGCTGAAAAAGATGGCCGCGGCCAGGGATGCCGCGAAGATCGAGGCATAGAAGGCGGGCGAGCCCGGCCCCGCGTTGTGGGTGTAGAGGTACTGCCAGGCGACGACCAGGGCGATCGCCGCTGACCATCTGAGGAAAACGCCGATGTAATACATCTGTGACTCTTTCTTATCGGTGGGAGAGAGACCGCCAGGCGGGTGCCTTAGGCGGCTGCAGCCGAGTCGAGATGAGCCAGCATCAGCTGGCCGATGTAGCGCGTGAAGGCCGGTGGGATCGCCTCACAGAGCTCGTTCCCACTCATCCAGTCGATGCCCATGGCCTCTGTGCCGACATAGACCCCGACGTCGCCAGTGATCGAGACATGCCAGCCTTGGGCCCAACGCTCACGGCGCCGAGAGGTGGCCGTCCGGGCTCGGTGCGCCTGGTGTGGAGGCTGATCCAAGATGAGCCCGCCGCCGTACTCGAAACGACGGTGCCGGATCGTGCGCAGGCCCATATTGTCAGCGCAGAGCGTGATCGAGGTCGGCTTGTGCAGCGGTGCCGACATGACGTTTTCGATCACGAACGGCAAGCCCGACTCGATCAGGACGGCCCGTGTCTCGGTGATGAGATCCGGGTAGATCTTGGTCGGGCTCAGCGCCCGCAGTGCCGAATACGACTGGCACGGCGGAGAGGCGTGGATCAGATCGAACTCGTGGCCGTGTCTCCGGATGAACTCGACGGCGTCACCCTGATGGAACTCGAACGGGTAGTTGGGTTGCGGGGCGATATCCACCCCGACTACCTCGAAGCCGGCTTGGTGATAGCCCATTCCGGCGCCCCCGGCGCCCGAGAAGGCGTCGAGGATGCGCGGTCTAAGCCGCTGTCGTCGCATGGTCATCTCATGCTCCTATCGGTGGGAAGGGTCAACTCTCGCGCGGTTCGAGCGGGACGGCGTCCGAGGGCAGTTCGTTGGGCAAGCCCATGTGTCTGAGCGACTCTCGCGAGTCTTTGATCTGCCAGTACACGGGCTCTGCGTCGCCGTCGTTGTGATCAACAGTGATCAGCCCTGCGGAAGGCGACCACCACAGCGGCATTCTTTCCGGCATGAGTGCTCCTATCGGCGAGAGATGGGCCGCCCGGCTACTGCCGGGCGGCTGGTGCGGGTCAGCTGGCCAGCAGGGTGATCAGTTGCTCGACAGTGATCTGTTCCGGCAGCTCGTTGCTTCGTGGCATCGAGCTCGCTAGCCGGTAGGTGACGTTCTGGCTGTCGACCGTGGCGCGCAGGATCACGGAAAGTCCACGGCGTTCCACGCTCACCAGGTCGACCGGCAGTGCCTGGCACCAGTGGGCGAATTCCAGCGGCTTGTTCCATAGCAGGATGTCCGCGGCCGGGTAGGCACCCTCCCGCGGCGTGATCTTGATACCGCTCAGGCGAAGACGGTGCGGGCCGTCCGGGTCGGTGAAGTGCCCAACGTGGTTCATCGCGCGGGCGATGTCGTCGGTTTGGTCCTCGAACTCAAGTTGACCCTCGATGTCAAGATCAGTTGCCTCGTTGTGACTGGTCATGCTGGCTCCTATCGGCGGGAAACGGGCTCGATCTTCGAGCCTGGAATGGTGTTGGCAACCACGCATGCCGAGACCTCGCCAGCGCACTTAATGCGCTGACCGTCCGGCGTGACGACCACCCGAGGGTCTGAGTCGCACCGCTGGTAGTAGGCGCGCTCGCTCTCGCGCTTGCGCCGGGCCGGCGGGGTGTGCTCGTTGATGGCCATGTGTCTAGTGTATAGCAGCTAGACACTGGAGTATACGAGGGAGACGTAGTCGTTAGGTGGGGGCGGGTCGAGAGGTAGGGCGGGTAATGCCAAGGGGTAGGTCGAGAGGGGGCCGGCAGGTAGGGGTATGGCAGGGGGCATATCGGCAGGGGTCTAGTGGCAGGGGTATGGCCCGGGGCGTATCGGCAGGGTCTATCGGCCAGGTCTGTTGACAACCCTCGTGACCTGCATGCAAGATCACGGACATCAGCGTGGATACGTGTCGAGATAGGTAGCCACGCGGCAGGCGGCCCGCACCCTTCCCCCGGATCGGGCCGCTTCCTTATGCCATATAGACCACCACGTGTCTGCACTACGCCACGCTGCGGACAGACCAGCAACGGTGGACCGTGCGACCAGTGCCGCGCACAGCGTCGACGTGAGAGCGACAACAAGAGAGCGAGCTCAGCGGGCCGCGGCTACAGCAGTCAGCATCAGCAGCGCTTCCGTCGCCTTGTCCTGCGGCGAGACAAGCTGTGTCGCATCTGTGACATACGACTAGCGACCGTCGCCGACCATTGGCCGATCGACCGAGAGACGTTGAGGCAACAAGGTCAAGACCCGAACAACCCGAAGCATGGTCGAGGTCTGTGTGGACGCTGTGACCGCCGGCAGACAGCCGAGCGGCAGCCCGGTGGTTGGTATCGAACGCGCGAATGAACGGTCACATCGATGCGCCACGGGGTAGGGGATGATCAAATCGCTAGCCGTTTTGCCTGGTCAGACCGCGCGGGTAGTGAAGCTTTCAACAAAGCCGGTATCCGGATGCCGAGGGAATGTGAGTCGAGATGGGTGAGCGCGGGCCGCTAAAGGTCCCCAAGCATTTGCGCCCGGTCGCTGACGGCACCGAGGCTGGCACCGAGGCCGAGCGCGTCACGCCGTCCTCCCCTGACACGCCGTTCGGATGGTCTGGCGGCGACGCTGAGCTCGCCGGTCTGTGGGACGAGACCGTGCAGAACCTCGACCGTGCCGGCCTGCTGGCCGGTTGTGATGGCCCGAGCGTCGAGCTCATGCTGCGACACTTCCTTGCTGCTCGCCGTGCCTCTGACGTGCTGATGGCGGGCGAGCTGATCGAGGCCGACTACAACCACGGCGGCCGGAAGCGCAACCCGGCCGGTGCCGAGTTCCGGCAGCAGTCGACGACCTACCTCGAATACGCGAAGCAACTCGGCATGACCTTCGCCAGCCGTGCTCGAATCCCACGCCGGCAGGACGATGGCGGCGAAGAAACCCCGTTCGCAGCCACGGGTTAGTGGGGCTGATCAGGCTCCGCTCTCGCCTGAGGTTCGCTGGTATCTCAAGGATCGCGGCTACTCGCTGCCTCGGTGGTGCCGTCCCCTCATCCGCACTCCGGAGCCGCGTAACGTTCCCGGCGCCTTGTTCGACCCCGAACGGGTCGACCGGGTGATATCAGCGTTATCGAGGCTGCGGCACACGCAGGGTAAGTGGGCCGGGAGGCCGCTCGAACCGGACGCCTGGCAGGTGGCCTACATCCTCGCCCCCGTTTTCGGGTGGGTCGTCGACGACGGCGACGGCCGCCACGTCCGGATCATCCGCAACGCGTTCATCGACCTGCCCCGTAAGGCGGGCAAGACGACGCTGAGTGCCGGCCTCAGCCTCTATCTGGCCTTCGCCGACAAGGAGCCCGGCGCCCAGGTCTTCGCGGTCGCTGCGAGCCGTCTGCAGGCACGCAGGACTTTCGACCCGGCCGCTCAGGTGGCCTCGAACTCGCCGGAGCTCCGTGCCGCGGGTGTGCGGACCCTGCGCAACCGGATCTCGCGCGAGTCTGACGGCTCGTATTTCGAGGTGGCTAGCTCGGTCGGTGATCTGCTGCATGGCGCGAACGTGCACGGCGCGGCGGTCGATGAGCTGCACATCCACAAGAGCGCGGACGTGCTCGACGCCGTGGAGTCCGGCACGGGTGCCCGCGACCAGCCGCTCGTCCTGATCATCACCACGGCCGACGACGGGCGAACCGAGTCGGTGTATGCGCACAAGCGCTCCTACGTCGAGCGGGTGGCCTCCGGCTCGATCCGGGATGAGAGCCAGTACGCCGTGATTTTCGCGGCGCCGGAGGGTGCCGACCCGTTCAAAGAGACCACGTGGCGCCGGGCGAATCCGGGCTACGGCGTCTCGCCGACCAAGGCTTTCCTGCAGTCCGAGGCACGCAAGGCCAAACAGAGCCCGGCCACCCGGGCCCGTTTCGAGCGGCTGCACCTGGGCATCCGCCGCCGGCAGCATGCGCGATTCATCGAGCTGGACGTATGGGACCGCAATGCCGGGATGGTGGATGAGAGAAAGCTGGTCGGCCGCGAGTGCTTCGGTGGCTTGGACCTCGCGGCTACCAGCGACTTAACCGCGCTGTGCTGGTGCTTCCCCGACGGTGAGGGTGGCTACGACGTGCTCTGGCGACTCTGGGCTCCGGAGATGAAGCTCCGCGAGCTGGATGACCGCACGCACGGCGCGGCGACCGACTGGGCTCGCCGTGGGCTGCTGCGCACCACGCCGGGCGAGGTCACCGACTACGGCTACATCCGGGAGCAGATCAACGCCGACCGGGAGTGTTTCGAGGTCGTCGAGATCGCATACGACCCGTGGAACTCCACGCAGCTGATCAGCGACTTGATGGCCGACGAGGCACCAATGGTCACCCAGCGGCAGGGATTCGCCAGCATGAGCGGGCCGACGCAGGATCTCACTCGGCTGCTGTCCTCCGGCACCGAGGACAAGCCCTTGTTCCGGCACGGCGGGAATCCGGCGATCCGGTGGCAGATCGACGCGCTCGTGGTCGACCAGGACGCCGCGGGCAACGTGAAGCCGTCCAAGGCCAAGTCGTCCGAGAAGATCGACGGCCCGGTCGCGGCCATCATGGCGCTGTCCCGTGCCCTGGCCCGCACGGCGCCGACACGCAGCAAGTACGAGGATGCGGACTTGACGGTGATCGCCGATTCGGGCGCGTGACCGGCTGCTGCGTGCCGCCCTGCGGGAACGCTTCCTCGTGAGCCTGACCAGCGGCGAAGCGGTCGAGGGGTTGCTGATGGACGTGGACGACCGCATGCTGATCTTGGCTGCGGCGAGTGCCGTGAGCGCCGATGGCACGCGCACGCCTATCGACGGACTGACGTACTTGCCGCGGCCCCAAGTCGCCTACCTGCAGCGCACATAGCGAAGGGCCGTCCGGCGTACCGGACGGCCCTGTGGTGAGCGGGTTAGAGCTTGGCCCCGCTCTTGCGTGCCTCGACGAAGCCCTTGACCTTGCCCGTCTGCTCCGCGCCCCAGGTCAGGATCACGCCAGCGAACACGGACAGCGACGCGGCGCCGACGATGATCGCCGGTCTCATGGTCTGCCAGAACAGCAGCGGGTCACCCGTGTGGGCAACGTAGCTGAACTTCCAGGCACACCAGCCGAGCGCGGTGCCGATCAGGAGTCCGAGCAACCTGACAATCATTGTTGATCTACTTTCTTTCGGTGGGAGTGCTCAGCGGCGAGTGCCGCTGAGCGGGTCGATCGTCCACGGTTAGTGGCTGGAGCTGGCCTTGCTCTTGCCCTTGCTCTTGCCCTTGCCCTTACTGACGCCGACTAGGGCGATGAAGGACAGCAGCGAGACGCCGCCGAAGCCCGCAGCGACCTTGATCGTCTGCCAGTACTGAGCGGGGTCTCCGGCCGCCGCGGTGTCGCCGCCCTTCCAGGCGAGGTAGCCGCCGCCGATGAAGGCGACAAACAGGATGAACTTCAACATGGTGATCCTCTTTCTCGGTGGGAGCTCCATCAGCGGCGAGTGCCGCTGAGGCTTAATGCGCCGCGCGGTACGCGGCCGCCTGGCCGATCACTTTCGCGACGTACCAACCGGCGTGGTTGTAGGTGAACACCGCGCGGTTCGGGTCTCCGGCGGCCAGGCCGGAGTCGCACAGGTAGTGCGCTGCCGCCGGGATGGCATCCGCCGGGCTGTAGATGTTCGGCCCGACGTCCGGGTGCCTGGATCGGACGCTGGCGAACGTGGGACCAAGGAACTGCATCGGTCCCATCGCCCCGGCGTAGTTGGCTCCGGAGGTCACTCCGGGCGCCTTTAGTCGGCCATGGTTGGTTTCGACCTTGCCGATGGCGGCGAGCAGTGCCCAGTCAAGATGCGGGCAGGTACCAGCCGCCGCGCGATACATCCCCAGGTAGTTCGCGGGAATGTCGGCGACCGAGCCGACCGCCGCCGCGGGTGCCGGTGCCGGAAGGGCATTGATGACCGCGGATATCCCGCCCTGGTGGTCGACTCCCTCTTTCGCGGCATAGATCAGTACGCCGGCTATCAGCAGCTTGCTGACCTTGCCCATACTGGTCGCCTCCACTCATCCGGGTGTGAGAGCCGGTCGGGCGCGTGGTGACCTGGCAGTGACGACGCGCTCGGCCGGTGCTACTGGCTTCTCTCGGTTGTCTTGCTACAAGACAGAACTCTACAGAGGCCAGACGTAAAAGTCTAGATACTAGACACCGGAGTGCATAAAGGTAACCAGTCTGAGACCGGGTGAATTAAAGGCCCTGGTCAGGGCATGCGGTGAGGTTCAGGACGCGCGGCGGCGACGCCGCTTGCTCTGCCGCCGTGTGCGGCGGTAGTCGGCCTGACGGGCCGCCTGCCGCAAGATTCGGCCGGTGCCCTCACCGAGGTAGCCGGACGGCCAATGCATCGTCGAGGCCTTGAACGGCTCCAGGCTGAACGGCACGAAGTAGTCCGTGCGCACGCAGCCACACTGCCGGAGGCAGCGCAGGGTGCGTGTCCAGATCATCTGACCGCCGCGAGCCGTCTGCTCGAAATACCCGTCGTGCTCGACCTCCCAGGCGTGGCCGAGCTGCCGGCAGCGCAACTGCTCGGGCGCGAGTGAGTCGAGGTGCGCGTCGACGATTTCGGCGCGCTCGTCGTCATCCCTGTCCAGCATCGGCGAAAACCTCTCTGGCGGCGGGTCAGGCCAGCAGAGTACGGCTATCGGGGTATCCCGCCATACCAGGTACGTGGCGATAGGCCGTCTCCGTTGATCTCAGAGCCAAACGTAAGGCTCTGTGAGCTGCACAGACCCGCCACGGTGCCCGTGATAAGGGGAATTATCACGGGCCATCTCCGGCGTTTTTGAACGCTGTTATGAATCAGACTCCGGTGGGCCTTTTTCGGGTCACTCCTCGGCCCACCGGACCCACTCGCACGGGTTAGTAGGGCCGTCTCGACAGATTGGAGGCCGGCACGGGTGTTTCTGTCCTCGGGCGCTCCGGTACCGGCCTCGACCGACACGCTGGCCGACCGGACGCCGCTGTTCGCGGACGCGTCCTACTACCCGCGCGAATCCCTCTCGCTGCTCGGCCAGTTCGCCGCCTACGGCGCGGTCTACCGCTCGCAGCTGTGGGTCTCGGTACTGGTCAACAAGCTCGCCCGCGCAACCGCGCGGCTGCCGCTGACCACCCGCCGGCTCGGTGACCGCGGCCGCACCGCGCTGACCGTGGCCGATCATCCGCTGCCGGCCCTGCTGGATCGCCCGACGCCGCAACTGGATGGCTACCGACTCTGGCTCTGGACGAGCTCGACGTTCGATATCTACGGCGAAGCGTTCTGGTTGAAGCTGCGCAACCGCGACGGGTCGGTGGCCGAGCTGCAGCCCATGCACCCGTCCAACGTGATCGTGCGGCGGCCATCCGGCAGTGAGGAGCCGACCTACTACTACGCGCCCGGCGTGCGTGACCTCTCGCAGTTGCCGCCGATCCCGGCCGCCGACGTGGTCCCGTTCGTCAGCTATTCGCCGGACACGCTGGTTCGCGGCATGAGCCCGCTCGAGCCGCTCCGGCAGACCCTCTACGCCGAAGACGCTGCCCGGCGTGCCACGGCCTCATGGTGGCAGCGCGGCGCCCGGCCATCGGTGGCGATCAAACACCCGAGCACGCTCTCTGAGGGCGCCCAGGAACGCATCCGGCGCACCTGGTCGAGTGCCCACGAAGGCGCCGACCTCATGGGCGGTACGGCCGTGCTCGAAGAGGGCATGGACATCCAGACTGTCCAGCTCTCCGCTGAGGAAATGCAGTACATCGAGAGTCGCAAATTGAACCGCGAGGAAGTGTGCGCTGCGTTTGACGTACCTCCCCCGGCCGCGCACATTCTGGACCGAGCAACTTTTAGCAACGTGACCGAGAACCTGCGCAGCGTCTACCGCGACACGATGGCCGGCCGCTTGCCCTTGTTCGAGTCGGCGCTCGCGCATCATCTGCTGCCCGACTATCCGGACGCCGCCTCGCTGCAGCTGTCCTTTGATCTTGACGACGTGCTGCGCGGCGACTTCGAGACCCGCGCCGAGTCGGCCGAAAAGCTGGTGCAGTCCGGCGTAATGAAGCCCGCGGAAGCCCGCGTCATGTTCAACCTGGACGATGCCGGCTCGACCGCCGATCAGCTCTACGGCAACGCCGCGCTCGTGCCGCTGGGTAGTACCGCACAAGCCGCACCGACGCCCGGTCCGTCGATCCCATCCGCGCCGCGCGAGCGGGCCGCGGCGTCGGTGCCCCCACACCTGACCAGCGCGGCGGCCGTGTCGGTCCCTGCCTCCGCGACCGCCGCGCTGCCCCGCGGGCGCTCCTACGACGCACGCAGCCTCGCGGGCCGCCTCGGACGACTCAAGGGCCACGAGGATGAGCTCCACGACGGGCTGCTGACCGAGCACACCGACGCACTCACCGACTACATCCGGCGCCTCTCAGCCGCCGTACAGGAGTGGCTGCAGCGCAAGGACGCCGGGCCGCTGCCCGATGGCACCGGCTGGACGGACGAGCTCGCGAGCGTGCTGCTCAGCCTCGGCCTGGCCACCACCAAGCTGCTCGGGGGCACGGTGGCCAAGGATCTTGGTGGCGAGTACGACCCCGGCATTCTGCAGAGCTGGCTGGAGGAAGAGACCCGCTCCAGTGCCGAAAACGTCGTCTCCTCGATCGGGGACGGCCTGCAGCACGCGCTCGATACGGCCGAGCCCGGCACGCCGCCGGCCGAGACCGCGCGGTCCCACTTCGCCAGCCTGGAAGGCGACCGGGTGCCGGAGCTCGCGCAGACCCGGGTCACCACGATCGGCGGTAAAGCCTCCAGGGATGCCGCCCGGGTGGCCGGGGCGGCACACAAGACCTGGCACGTCATGAGCAGCCGGCCACGGCCTTCCCATGCCGCCATGTCCGGCAAGACGGCGTCCCTCGGCGAGCCGTTCAGCAACGGCATGCAGGGCCCCGGTGACCCGTCCGGCGGGCCGAACGAGACGGCCGGATGCACGTGCCGGTTGAGCTTTGAGCACGCGGACACAGGAGAGTAACGGTGCAGGTCACGCGCAAAGAGGCCGTCGCGGCCATCGAGCCCGCCGACGACGAGAGTCCGACCGGATCGTTTGACGTGGTGCTGTCCACTCCGACCAAGGATCGGGACGGCGAAGAGGTTAAGAGCGACGAGTGGCTCACGCCGCTGCCGCCCCGGATCACGTTCGACGCCGATCACGGCATGTCCGTCGCGAGCACGGTCGGCTCCGGCGTGCCGTGGGTCGACGACGACGGCAGCCTGCGGGTATCCGGCGAGTTCGCCGGTACGGCGCTCGGCCAAGACGTCCGCTCACTCGTGCGCGATGGACATATCACCTCGACCAGCGTCGCCTTCCTTCGCCGCTCGAACGAGAAGTCAGCCGGGGTGACCCGCGAGCTGCTCAATGGCTCGTTCGTGGCCATCCCAGCCAATCCGGAGGCCGTCGTCGTCGGCGCGAAGGCGGGCCGCCGCAACGCGGCGGGGGACCTCGCGGCTATCCAGTCGATCCACGACGGCGCGGTACATCTCGGCGCCGCGTGCGATGGCAACAAGGCAGCGAAAGCGCAGGTGAGTGAGACGGCCTGGTCACAGTTCAGCGCGAGCGACTACACCATCGAGCAGTACCGCCGGGCGTGCCTGATCGGGCCGGAGAGCCCGAGCGAGAACAAGGGCGACTACGCGCTGCCAGTGCGCGAACCCGACGGCACCTTGAACCGTGCCGGATGCCATGCCGCGGCTTCGACACTGGCCGGCGGCCGCGGGGGCGTGGCCGGCAGCGACGCACAAAAGCGGCAGGCCGCGAGCAAGCTCGTTGGCCTCTACCGGAACCAGCTCGACGAAGACCCGCCTGACTCGCTGGCCAGCATGGCCGGAAAGAGCGCGGCCGCGAGGCCGTCTGCTGGCTCCAAGACTGTCGACCAGTTGGACGAGTTGCGCGACCGGCTCGCCGCTGCCGACACATCTGATCTTCCCGAGTCCGCGCAGGAAGCGATCACGCTGCTGCTCGATCTGCTCGGGAATCTCGAACCGGAGCAGGACGATAGCCAGCCTGCCGCCGCTGCCGACGAGTCTGCCGCCACCGGGGCCGCTGACGAGTCCGCTGCCGCTGATGTCGCGCTGCGCACGCATCGACTCCGGGCACTGTCCGTACTCGCAATGGAGTAGAGAACCTTGCCTACGCTCGTCGAGGCACGTGAGCAGGTGCGCACCCTTGCGCAGCAAATGCTCAACGTGGCCGAAGACCAAGACTTGACCGACGCCGAAAAGCAGACTCGGCTCGACAATTACCAGCCTGACCTGGAGGCCGCGCAAAAGACGGTCGCCGACAAGTCCGCGGTCGAGGACCGGCGCCGCGAGCTGCTCGGCTGGACTGAGCAGAGCGCCGACCAGCCGGCACCGAACAACGGTGCCAGTGAGGCGGCCAAGACTCTCGGTCGTCAGTTCGTCGAGAGCCAGGGCTACCAGCAGCTGATGAAAAAGGGTCTGCAGGGCTCTAGCTGGACTACCGGCGACGTCGAGCTCAACACCAAGACCACCTTCACGGAGGGCACCTCGGGCGCTCCGGGTGGCGGCTACTGGCCTGCGAACATCAGCCCGACCGTCCTTCCCGGCGTCACGGATATCCGGTTCCGCACGCCGGTCGTCGAGGATCTGCTGCCGGGTGGCGCGACGTCCTCGCCCCTGATCCGGTACCTGGTCGAAACGGCCGTGACCAACGCGGCGGCCACCGTGGCCGAGGGTGGACTCAAGCCCGAGTCGGCGATCAGCTTCTCAAAGGTGGACGAGGTGCTGCACAAGCTCGCCACGTTCCTCCCGATCACCGACGAGATGTTGGAGGACTGGGACCAAGCGCAGAGCTACATCGATGGCCGCTTGACCCTGTTCCTGCAGCTCTCCAGCGAGACGCAGCTGCTCAACGGCGACGGCACCGGGAACAACCTGACCGGGTTGCTCAACCGGTCCGGTCTGGCTACCTCGATCACGAAGGGCACCGCGCCGTCCGTGGCGGCCGACAACAGCATGGACGCCATCTACCGGCAGATCACGGCGATCCGTCAGTCCGCTTTCCTGGAGCCCGACGGCATCGTGATCGACCCGGTGAGCTGGCAAAACATCCTGCTGAGCAAAAACACCCAGGGCCAGTACTACGCGAACGGGCCCTTTGCTGGTGAGAACCCCGAGATGCTGTGGGGCAAGCGGGTCGTCGTGACCCCGGCCATGGCCGCCGGAACCGCGCTGACCGGCGCTTTCCAGCAGTCCGCACAGGTTTTCACCAAGGGCGGCGTGACCGTCGAGGCGAGCAACTCGCACGCCGACTTTTTCCAGCGCAACCAGACGGCGATCCGTGCGGAGCGTCGCATGGGCCTGGCCGTGTACCGGCCCGGTGCGCTCGGCACCGTCACCGGCCTCTGATCGATCCGACTAGACGGCCCGGCCACGATCCCCCGGTGGCCGGGCCGTCCCCCGCCTGGAGGTTTTCCATGGCTCAACGCAAGAGTGGCGCCGACCCTGACGAGTACGAGCAGGATCTTCCCGACTCGACCCCGAGCGGTGCCGTGGCCTACGACGGCCCGACCGTCGAGGCGCCGGTCGAGACCCGTGCCGACTGGTGGGACGGCGACCTGACCACGGTGCGCGTGGCCACCCCGACCGAGCCGACCACGATGACCGTGTCGTGGCTCTCGGATGCCGAGCGCAAGGAGATCATCGCCGCTCAGCAGGGCACACCGGAACCGGCCGCGGCCAAGCCGACCACCAAGAGCAAGGCGAAGAGTGACGGCGGCAGCTCCGGCAGCTCTGGCAAGTAGCGACGACCTCGCGGCCTACCTCGGCACGAGCCCGGACAGCGCGGCGCAAGCCACGTTCATGCTCGACTCGGCCAGCGACGTGATCCGGTCCTACTGCGGGTGGAGCATCACGCAGGAAACCGTCACCTGGAATCTCGACGCCGACGGTAGCCCGGTGCTGTTGCTGCCGACGCTGGCACTCGACACGGACTCGCCGACCGTCGTCGACACCACCCCGACCACGGGGCCGGTGACGCTGACATTGGGCACTGACTACACGGCCTCTGCGATCGGCACCCTGACCCGCACCGGCAGCCCGTACCGGTGGCCATCCGGCGACCGCGTGGTGACCGTGACGGCCACCCACGGCTATGCGGAGATACCCCGATCCATCCGGGCCGTGGCCTGCTCGATGGCTTCCCGGATGATCGCCACGGCTGGCCTCGGGCCGGCCAGTAGCTACCGGGTCGGGCACATCTCGACGACCTTCCGCACGGCCGTACTCGGTGCTGGCAAGGTCGGTGGTGGTGAGGCCGACTCGATCGCCTTGCCTGCGGTTGAGTCAGGCGTGCTCGATGCCTACCGGATCACGAACGGGCCGGCATGAGACCGGGCCGTGACGTCGTGACCCGGGTACGCCGGTCGGCCACCGGGGTCGATCCCTACGGCAACGACGTGACCACCGAGCAGCGGACCGAGATCGACGGCTGCAACATCCAGCCGGACGACTCCAGTGAAGTGCTCGGGTCCGCCGACCGGGTCACCACCCGGTACTTGCTGCACACGCCGGGCAGCGCCGACCTGACGGCCACCGACGCCATCGAGTGGGGCGGCATCACGTTCGAGGTCGACGGAGACCCGCTGCCGTGGCGATTCACCGGCAGGGCACACCACCTGCAGGTCTATCTCAAACGCTGGACGGGCTGATATGGCAAACGAACGCGTGCATTTCGAGCTCGACCACGGCGGCATCCGCGAGTACCTCCGTGGCGACCCGAATCTGCGGGGGGCGATCGAGCGCGAGGTACTAGTAGGGCAGGAGTACGCGCGCTCGATCGCCCCGGTGCACACGGGCCGCTACCGCGACTCGATTCAAGGCACGGTCGTCGTCGGGCGCTCCCGAATGATCGGGCGCGTGGGTGCCCAAGATCAAAAAGCGTGGTGGATCGAGTTCGGTGCCAAGAACAACCCGAAAGAGCGGGTGCTCGGTCGGGCGCTCGACCGAATCGCCGCGGACTTGCACTAGATGCGCTGGCCGGACATAGAAGCCCTACTAATCCGTGCGCTGTCCGGCGTCGGTGGCGCGCACCGTGTCGCGACGAACCTGCCGGCCGACCTGTCCGGCAATCTGCCGCTGATCCAGGTCACCCGGGTCGGTGGCGCCGATGATCACCTGTCCGACTATCCCGTGGTTGACCTCGACTGCTTCGCGGCGACCCGCTACGCCGCGGGCCAGCTCGCCGCCACCGTGCGCGAGGCCGTGCTTGGCCTCCGGCACACCGACGTAGGCGGGCTGCTCGTCGACGCCGTCGACACCACGGCTGGCCCGATCTGGGTCGACTACGCAGACGCGACCGTGCAGCGCTACGTCCTCACGGTCGAAATCACGATCCGACCCGCCACCACGTAACCCACCATTTCGTTAGGGGTATGGGATGACCGCACCCGCGGCCGCAACCTGGGACACGATCTTTGATGGCCGGACCGAGCTCGTTCGCAAGGTTCTGTTCGGGTCGCTGCTCGTGCGCGACTACGACCCGACCGTGGACCTCTCGGCCTTCACGCCGTTCGACCCGACGACCGGAGACCTCGCCGGAGGCCTGCTGACCGGCCCGCCGGCCTGGTACGACGCGGGCTACCTCGACGAGTCCGGGGTCTCGTTCAGCCCGCAGTTCACGACCACGGACACCATGGGATGGCAGAGCAGGCAGGCACTGCGTACCGACGTGACCGAGGACAACGAAGAGGCCAAGGTCGTTTGCTTGGAAGCCAAGCCGGAAGTGGAAGCGCTCTACTACGCGCTGCCGCTGGACACCATGCCGGCACTCGGTGACCACCCGTACAAGCTGACCAAGCCGAAGACCCCGAACCTGATCTACCGGAGCATCCTGTTCCTGGGCATCGACGGATCGGGCGGCACCCGCCAGTACGTCGCGAAGCTCTACCCGCGGGCTCTGATGACCAAGCCGGATAAGCAGGACTGGGCGCCGAAGACCGAGCTGCAATATCCGATGACTTTTACGCCGTACCCGGACAGCGTTTCCGGCTTCTCGGTGGCCCGCTGGCACGACGGCGCCGGGTGGCGCGCCTACGCCGCGGCATAGCACCTATCCCGGCCCGGTGCGTGAGCTCTGGCGGGTCATCGCGCACCGGGCCGGCCTGACCCGCCTCGACCCGCCTAATGAGGAGTACACCAGTGGCGATCGACCTCGACGCGATTCTCGACCAGCGCCGGGAAGCAACCGGCGGCGACCCCGATCAGGTCGAGTTCACCTATGCCGGCCAGACCTGGACCGTTCCTCATCCCATGCTCGCCGATGACGAGTGGAAGGAAGGCCTCGCTGAGGTCGAGGGCAGCGACGTCGACATGGCCAGGTTTTACATGGGTGACGAGCAGTATGCCCGTTTCCGGGAGGTCGGCGGCCGCGCGGGCTACGTGCTACTGATCATCCAGCAGATCGCCTCGGACATGCGTGACGAGCTGCCCGGCAGCAACGGAGAGCCGACTCGCCCTACACGGCGCTCGACCTCATCGGGCAAGCGCCGGAAGCAATAGAGGCCGATCTCGCCCGCTACTACCCGCACCGCGACGACCAGCTCGCCGCCTACTGGCAAGGCCGCCTAAGCCTGCGCAGGCTGCGGGTGCTGGTCTCGCACCTGCCGGCCGAGTCGGCCACCGGGCGCACCGTGCGCGGGCACGGGTGGTCATCCGAGCAGCTGCTACTGGCCGACGTGGTGGATCTCCTGAATTTCTGGCGGGCCGAGTGGCTGCGTGCCAACGGGGCCAGTGGCGTCACGCAACCCGAGTCCATCTCCCGGCCCGGCAACGACCGCGAGGAAGGCAGACGGCTAATGCGCGAGACCCATGACGAGCTGCTGAGGGGGCAGGGCCACTAGTGCCGGCACGCGCGGGTCAGTTGTGGGTCGAGCTGATCCCCACGGCTCGCGACTTTGAGCAGGCCGCTAGCCGGGAATTGGGCGGCCAGGCCAGCCGGGTCGGTAGCGAGCTCGGCTCGCGCATGGGTGCCACCATGACGAGCGAGCTCGGCAACGCGACGCGCGATGCCGGGCGGCAGGTCGAGAACACGATGACCAGCGCGGCCCGCTCGGCCGGCACGGCCACCGAATCGGCCATGTCGCCGGCCGCGAAAGCCGTTGACGCCGTCAAGGGCTCGTTTACCGCGCTCGGGTCCGGCGTCCGCACGGTCGGCACGCAGATGGGCGAGGTAGCCCGCGACACCGAGTCGACGTGGACCAAGGTCGGCAGCGCGCTCCGGACCGCGGCCACCACACCCGTGCAGCAGCTCGGCCAGACGTTCAGCAACTTCGGGCTGAACGCCACGGCCGCGGTTGGCCTGGTCGGTATCGGCGTGACCACTTTGGGCGTCCGGTTCGACGCCGCACGCGAGCAGTCGCTCATTGCCTTCACCACGATGCTGCACAGCGGCCAGGCCGCGCACGAGATGCTGGACGCGCTCAACCACCTCGCGGCGACTACGCCTTTCGAACTCACGCAGGTGACGACCGCGGCGCAACGACTGCTGGCCTACGGATTCCAGGCGCAAGACCTGATCCCGACCCTGACCGCCATTGGTGACGCCGTGTCCGGGCTCGGCGGCGACGCCGCCATGCTCGACCGGGTCACCATGGCCATCGGCCAGATGGCCGCTAAAGGCAAAGTACAAAGCGACGAGATCCTGCAGCTGACCGAGGCCGGCATCCCGGCCCTGCGCATCCTGGCCAACCAGATGGGCATCTCGACCGAAGAGCTGCAAAAGATGATCACCAAGGGTCTCGTGCCGGCCGCCACGGCCATCCCTCAGCTGCTCTCCGGCATCGAGAAGGGCACCCACGGCGCGGCCGGCGAGACCATGGCGTTCGCCGGCATGATGCAAGCCCAGTCGACGACCCTGGCCGGCCAGTGGAGCAACTTTGTCGACAACTCGAACAAGGCCTTAGGCCAACTGTTCGAGCCGGCCATGCCGGGCATCAAGGCCGCGCTAGGCTCGCTGACCACCTGGATCGGGCAAGTGCCCGAGACGATGAGCCAGATCGGCAGCTCGGGCTTTTTCACCACCACCATGGCCGGGGTCAGGGAAGTGACCGGCGGCATCCGGGCGATGTTCGCCGCCTTCCGTGCCGGCGGGTCCGATATCACCAGCAGTGGTGTCGCCGGATTCATGGAGGCCATCGGCCTGGCCGCCCGGCACGTCTGGGATGCGCTCAGCCCGGTGGTCGGCGCCTTCCTGCAGGTGGCCGGGTCGGCGATCGTTGGCACCTTCCGGGCGCTGTCCGTTGTGCTCGACCCGATCGGAAGCGTCCTGGTCACGATCTCAACCTGGTTGCGACCGCTCACGCCGCTGATCGTGGCGTTCGGCGCGGCATTCGCCGCCTGGTACGTGATCGGCACGGTGACCACCATCGTTGGATCGCTGGCCGGGATGCTCGACATCGCCCGCGGTGCGATCACCGGAGTGATCGGTGCCTGGCGGTTGCTGCAAGCCGCGTTCATCGTCTCCCCGATCGGTGTCGTCGTGGCGCTGCTCGTCGGTCTGGTCGCTGCGGTGATCTACGCGTGGACGCACTTTCAGGGCTTCCGCGACGTGGTGATGGCCGTGTGGCACGGCATCGAGACCGCCGGCCGGGCTACTTGGGCATGGCTGCAGGGTGCTTTTGCCTGGCTCGGCTCTGCCGGCGTCGCCGTGGGCCATGCCTTCGCGGCCGGGTGGCACGGCATCGAGGTGGCCTTTCAAGCTGTCGGCGCGGCCGCGGTCTGGCTCTGGCGTACGATCCTGCAGCCGGCCTTTCAGGGCATCGCGCTCGCTGCGGAAATCGCCTTCCTGGCGACTTACACGCTGTTCATCGCCCCGTGGGTGTTCGCCTTCCGGCAGATCATCGCCCCGGTGGTCAACTGGCTCTGGCGTGAGGTCGTCGAGCCAGCGGCCAATGCGATCGGTGGCGCCTTCCACCGGCTCTATGACTACGGCATTAAGCCGAGCCTGGATCTTGCCCGCGCGGCGATCTCCGGTATCGGCGATCTGATCTCGTGGTGGTGGCGCGGCACGTCCGAGATCCTGAGCTGGATCGGCGGCAAATTCCACTGGCTCTACGACACCGCGGTCAAAATCGTCGGCGACTTGATTACAGCGCAGATCTATCTCGTCGGTGCGGTCGTTACGTGGCTGAATAACAATATTGTGCAGCCGGTGATTACCTGGGTCGGCAATAAGTTCCATTGGTTGTGGGAAACCGCCGTTAGCATTGTCGGCGGATTCATTCACAATGAAATAGTCGGCTGGGGTAACATTTTTACCTGGCTGAATACCAATATCGTGCAGCCGGTCTTTACGTGGATCGGCGACAAGATCCGGTGGACGCACGACAACGTCATCGCTCCGGTCATGCGGCTCGGTGGCGATGCCGTATTCGCACTCGGCCTCGCGTTCGATCGCACCGCGGACTGGATCGGCGTCGCCTGGGACAAAGTGAAGGCCGCGGCCGCCGTGCCGATCAATTTCGTGATCGAGCGCGTATACGACGACGGCATCCGGGCAACGTGGAATTGGATCGCCGAACACGTCGGACTCGGCAACCTGGATCTTCCCTATGTGGCCCCGATCCGGCTCGCGGCCGGTGGCCTGGTGCCCGGCATCGACACGGGCGAGGACACCGTGCCGGCCCTGCTGCGACCCGGTGAGCTCGTGCTCTCGCCCGAGCAGCTGGCTGGCATGGGTGGCGCGAACGCCGTCATGTCTGCGGCCGGCACACCCGGCATGAGCGGGCTCGGCCCGGACGGCATGCTGCACGCCGGCATCGGTGCCTGGATCTCGGACAACATTTTGACCCCGATCGGGCATGCGGCCGAGGCTGCCTGGTCGACCGTGCAGAACATCGGCGGTGTCCTGGTCGACTTCGCCAGCGATCCGGTCGGCTCGGCCGGTCGGCTGCTCAATGCGATCGTCGGCGACGCCACGGGCGCGCTGGCCAGTGCCGGCGACTTCGGTCAGATGGCACTCGGCATTCCGGGTCACGAAGTCGGGATGCTGGTCAACAAGCTGCGCGACTGGTGGGCATCGATGATGGCCCCGGCCGGTGGTGGCGGCGGCCCGATCGGCGGCGGTGTGCAGCGCTGGTCGGGTGTCGTCCTGCAAGCCCTGGCCGCGCTCGGGCAGCCCGCGAGCTGGCTCTCGACGGTCCTTCGCCGGATGAATCAGGAGTCGGGCGGTAACCCACGAGCTATCAATCTCACCGATTCGAATGCCCAGAAGGGCGACCCGAGTCGGGGACTCATGCAAACGATCATGTCGACCTTCCAGTCCTACCGCAATCCGGCCTGGTCGGGAGACATTTACGACCCGCTGGCGAACACGTACGCCGGATTGAACTACGCCATTCACCGGTACGGAAGCCTCGCGGCACTCAACCGACCCGGCGGCTACGACAGCGGCGGGTATCTGCCCCCCGGCTTGTCGCTGGCCTACAACGGGACCGCGCAGCCGGAGCCGGTGCTCACCGGAGACCAGTTCGATCGGCTCTCCGGCTCCGGCGGCCCGATCGTCGAGATCCATATCAGCGGCGACGGCATGAGCCCGTCGCAGGTGGCCAGCGAGGTCGAGCGCCGTCTGATGTTCGCGCTGAGGTGATGAATGCCTGACCCGCAGATCACGCTCGATGGCGTGACCCTCGACCCCTACGACGACGGCACGCTGTGGCGCTCGGTCGAGGAGATCACCGGCTGGTACGACTCACCCAAGCCACGCACGGGCTACACCAGCCGCCCGTTCGCCCCCGGGTCGTACTTCGGGCCGGCCTGGCAGGACGTCCGCACCGTCACGCTGACCGGCCGGGTCGCCGCCACCGATGACGCCACGTTTGTCGACGCGCGGCGGCAGCTCAACGCCATGTGCCTCGACCCGTTCGCGCTGTCCGAGCTGCAGGTCGATGACGCGGCCGGGTCGCTGTTCACCCTCGTTCAGCGCAGTTCGGAAGTGCTGTTCAAGCCGATCGGGGCGCGGGCCGCGGACTGGTCGATGTCGCTGACCGCGCCCGACCCGCGGCTGCTCGGTGTAGCGCTGCAATCGGTCTCCACGCCGATGGCGCAATCCGGCACCGGCGGGGTCGCCTGGAATGGCCCTACTAGCACCGTCAGCGGCGTGGCCTGGAACGGCCCGAGTACGCCGGCTACCGGTGTGCAGTGGGGCAGTCCGGTATCCACCGGCATCGTCACGGTCGACAACCTGGCCGGCACCGCACCGGCCGACGTCATAGTGACCATCCACGGCCCCGTCGAGGGTCCCTCGATCGGCGCGGCCGGTGGGTGGATCACCTACGACGGCAACCTGGCCGCGAACGACGTCCTCACTATCAACACCGGCACAGGCGAAGTCACGCTCAACGGCGCGGGCCGCCGCGCTTATCTGACCAGGGCCGACTGGTTCACCGTCCCCCCCGGTCAAACCATGGGGATCCGGTTCGTCGGCGCCGTGCAATCCGACGCCGCGGCACTGACCGCCAGCTGGCGAACGACCTACACGTAAGGGGAGAGGTTGGCACCTGTAGCACTGACCGATGCCGTGCCGCTCACCGCGGTCGACGGCGTCACCGGGCAAAACAGCGGCCGGGATATCCGCAAATGGATCGCTGGGCTGCTGCTGCCCGATGTCAAGAGCGCGAATCCATTGGCCGCGCGCAACGGCGTGCTGCCGCACAATTGGGACTCGGCCGGCTGCACGAGCCTGCGTGTGCAGCAGCAAACCACGGCCGCGTGGGCACTCGACGTGCTCGCCGGTCCCTACGTCTGCGAGCGAGCCGGACAAGGTCCCTACGTCGGCTGGTCCGAGTCGACCGCCACCGTCGTTCCGACCACCTCGAATCCCACCAACCCGCGCATCGACATTGTCTATACGTGGGTCGGTGACCGTGCCTCGATCACCACCGATGCGACACACGGCCCGATCGCCGACGTGATCGCCGGTACCCCGGCCGCCTCACCGTCGCCGAACACGGCCGCGCTGCCGGACGGCGCCGTACAGCTGGCACAAGTCCGGATCAACGCCGGGTCCACCACGATCACCTCGGCCAACATCACCGACATGCGGCCGAGCACGGCCCTGACCGGCGCCGTGCGGCACATGCTGCCCGGTGACGCGATCAACGATCCGGGACGGATCGACGGCGAGTTGCGCTACCGCACGGCCGTGTCCCCGTACCCGGCGCTGGTCGACTACTGGGATGCCGCACAGAGCCGGTGGCGCGGCACGCAAGGCGCCACATTCACCGGCCAATGGCCCGGCACCCCGGACGCGCAGTCACACGTATTCGGCACAGTGTCCGGGGGCGGCAATGTGATCATCTCCGTGACCATCCCCGACCCGGGCTTTCCCTACCGGGTGTGGGCCAGCTCGATCTTCACGATCACCTCGATCATCTCGCCGACCACCATGAACTACTACGTGTCGGTCAACAGCGGCCCCTTCGCCGGAGCCGTCACGCTGGTCGGGCAGGGCGGCGACAACCGGTGCCCGATCATGCCGATCGGTAGCTCGATCTTTACCGGCAGCTCGACCGTGCGACTGATCTTTGACGTGCTCGGGGGCGGCTCGGTCGGCTGGTCTGCCGACGTCCGCAACCCGCTGACCATCGGCGTCACGCCAGCCTAGGAGCCGCATTGGCATTCACCGTCGCGAGCCGAAACGCCGCACTCGACGCTGTCGGCGGGCTCGGTAGCTACATCTCTCTGCACACGGCCGACCCGGGCACAACCGGGGCCAGCGAGGTCACGGGCGGCACCTATGCCCGGGTACAGACCACCTGGGCGGCCGCCGCGAGCGGCAGTAAGGCGGGCTCGCAGGTCACGATCAATGTCCCGACCGGCGTGACCATCACTCACTTTGGTGTCTGGTCGGCGGCGACAGCGGGAACGTTTACGTTCGGGGCCGCGCTGTCGGCGAGCCAGGCCTTCGCCAGCGCCGGTAGCTACGCCATCACGGTCACCATCACTGACTAATGCCAGCGCCGACCTACGTCGCGCACTACGCGTCCGCGTGGAACACCACGACGTCGCCGAAGACCTGCAGCGTCACCGTCGCCGCTGGTGACACGCTGGTTGTCTACGCCATCACGTCGGATGCCGCGGCGACCGTGGGCACGCCGACCGGGGGCGGGCTGACCTACACGGCGCAGCAGACCATCGCCGTCTCGTCCTATGCGTGGCTGTCCATCTGGACGGCGTCCGCGGGCAGTGCGCAGACGTTCACGCTGACCGCGACACGCTCCGGATCGGCCTTCAACTTCGGCATCGGCGTCCACCGGTACTCGAACGTCGCCTCGATCGGGGCGAGCGCGAAAACGAACGCGTCCGGCGCCCCGTCCCTGTCGCTGACCACGACCGCCGCTAACTCGGCGATCTCGGGTGCCTCAGGTGACTGGAATCCAGTCGACGGCGCGGCGCGCACCTGGCGAACAGCCAACGTCGCCGCGACCGAGACTGACTACGCCTACGTCTCCGGTCAGTACACCATCTACGCGGCCGTCTGGACGGACGCCGGAGCGGCCGGGGCGAAGACCGTTGGGCTGTCCGCGCCGACCGGGCAGAAGTACAGCATCGCCGCCGTCGAGCTCGTCGGCGCGGCCGGCGGGGCGAGCTTCACGGGCACCGGCTCGGCAGCTCTAACCCTCGGTGCCAGTGCGACCGGCGGGCCCACTCATGCCGCCACGGCCGCGGTGAGCCTGGCCGGCACCGGCACCGGCAGCCCCCGGGTAGTCGGGCAATCCTCGACAACCTTGACGCTGGCCAGCACCAGAACCGGATCACCTCGGGTGGTCGGGCAGGGATCGGCCCCACTAACCCCGATGATGGCCACCGAGGTCGACACCGAGACCCTGATCGGCACCGGCACACTCGCGCTGACCCTGGCCGCGGCCTCGGCCACGCTGCCGCGGTATGCGACCCGGCCGCCGGCCGGCACCACGGGCGGGCTCATGTCCCGGGCCCGCATCTCCGCACCGTTCCGTCTGCTGCTGGCCGACACGGTCACCGGGGGCGTGGTGGCCGAGCTGCCGATAGCGACGCCACCGACCTGGCAACGGGTGATCAACGGCGCCGGATCGCTCTCGGCCACGGTCATGCTGCAGCCACGCATTGACGACGACACGCTGCAAATGCTGCGCGAGCCCTGGCGTTGGACGCTCGTCTACTCCTACGGCACGGCCATCCTGCAGGCCGGCATCCTGAACGGCATCGTCGTCGACGACACGCAGCATCCGGCGACCGCGCAGCTGACGACCGTGACCATGTGGGACTACATGGGCAAGAAAGCCCTAGCCCTGTACGAACGCCAGCCGGTCGATATCACGGCGACGACCAGCGACATCGTGTTCGGTGCCGCCTCGCCCGACGTGGGCAATCAGGGCCTCTCGTGGGGATCCGTGGCGGTCCGGCTCGTGCAGATCTGGCAGTACTACGCGGCCGGCCCGTACTCGCCGCCGCTGCTGCTGCCGGACACCGCGACCGGCACGGCCGAGATCACCTACAGCGCGGCCGACCTGGCCACCATCGGTACCCGGCTCGGTGAGCTGACCCAGCGGGCCGACCCGGTGGAGATCGAGTTCTCGCCGGAGTGGGCCGACAGCAGACAGACCGTGATCCGGTGGCGCATGCGGGTCGCCGACGGCCGGCTCGGGCAGCTCGGCTACCCGTGGGCGTTCGACTACGGGCAAGCCTGTACCTCGATCAAAACGACCATCGACGGTGGAGACCAGGCGTTCGAGGTCTTCACCAAGGGCCAAGACCAGCGCAGCACCGAGGGTGGCGCGCTGGCGTGGGCACACGGGTCCGACCTCACCTACCCGGATGCCGGCTGGCCATGGCTGCAAGTCGCCGACACCACGCACAGCAGCGAGCCGAGCTCGGCCGTACTGCAGTCCTACGTTGACGGGGCGCTGGCCACTCACGCCACGCCGCGGGTGAGCGGGTCGGCCAGCGTCCGCATGGACGGCCGGAGCATCACCGGACAGTCCACCGGCAGCCCGCCGGTCGAGGCGATCCAGGTCGGCGACACGGCCACGATTCACGTGGACGGGCACCCCTACCTCGCGGCCGGTGAGTACGGGGTCCGGCTGGTGGGCATCACCAACGGCGCTGATCAGTGGTCGGCGACGGGTGATGTGCAACTGCTCGGGATGGTGGCGACGTGACCTACCCCGACATTCCACCCGGGCGAGCACAGACCGAGCCGAGCCCGCGCGACGAGCTCGCCGCACTGCGTGCTCGGGTCGACGAGCTGACCCGTGCCGGGCCGCCGCCGGCACCACTGACCCCTGTCTGTCGCGTCCGGCTCTCCACGGACGTCACGGGGTTTCCCGCGAACACCGATGTGATCGCGCAGGACAACTGGCTCATCGGGGAAGACCCGGACGGACTCGCCACGCTCTCCACGGCCGCCGGTACGACGAGTCGAATCACGATCCAGCGCAGCGGGCGCTACCTCGTCCGCACCCGCGCGGTGTTCGGCGCCTGGGCTGCCGCTACCTCGTTCGTCGCGTTCGTTGCCCTCAACACCGCGGCGGCCTCGGCCTCGGTGGTCCGGGCGAACGGCGATACGACCATTTCCGGGGCAGACGGGGCGATCATCGGCGAGAGCCGAGATCGGCTGCTGAACGCGGGTGACGTCCTCTACTGGGGGCATTGGGCCGGTGCCGGATGCACGTTGCACGCGTCGCTGTTCAACGTCCCCACCGAGATCTCACTCGCCTGGCTCGGCACCCGATAGGAAGTGGTACGGCGTGCTCTACGGGATTGACGTCAGCAACTATCAGAACACCATCGACATGTCCGCCGTGCGGCGCGAGGGGTTCGACTTCGCGTTCATTAAGTCGAGTGAAGGTGCGAGTTACCGCTCCCCCGCGTTCGAACGCCAGCTCGACGGAGCGCGGGCCGCCGGGCTACTGGTCGCCGCCTACCACTACCAGTGGGCCGACGACGTGCGCGGCCAGCTCGACACCATCACGGCAACCGTGCCGCTCGATGTGCCCGTAATCCTCGACGTCGAGCAGAACGGCGGCGACGTCTCGACCACCCGGGCGCTGCTCGATGGACTCTGGTCGCGCGGCTACCACACCCCGCTGCTCTACCTGCCGCGCTGGTACTGGCAGCAGATCGGCTCACCGGATCTGTCCGGACTGCCGCCGCTGTGGTCGAGCCGGTACCCGAGCATGACCGCGGCCCCGGCCAGCGTGCTTTATCAGGCCGTGGACGAGACCTACTGGGCAGGCTACGGCGGGCTCGGTGTCCAGGTCTTGCAGTTCGCCTCCACGGCGCAAGTAGCCGGCCACAGCGTCGACGCGAACGCGTACGGCGGCGACCGCGGCCAATTGGAGAACGTACTCGGATCGGGAGGGATCGACTTGCAACCCGACGAGCGCGACGCGCTCTTTGACATTCGCGAGCAGCTCACCGGCTCTCGCGACAGCACGAACGGCGGCCAGTACCCCGGCTTTGACGTCTGGGACGGCACCGGCCGCAAGCTCACCATCACCGATATGGCGCGCGAGATACACCGCGAGTCGAATCAGCGCATCGGCTCTCGCGTGCCCGGCAGCACGGTCACGGAGACGGTGCTCGGCTTCGCGGCCAACGCGGACGCCGCTTCCTACAACGGGCTGCAGCTGCTCATCACCCTGGCCGCGAAGGTCGACGCCATGACGAGCGCGATGCAGCAGGCACACGAGAGCGGCAGTGTCGACCTCGACGCGGTCCGGAAGGCCGCGGAGGACGGCATCCGTGACGGACTGTCCAAGCTGCCGATCACCGTGACCGGCACCGCCTCGATCGGGGGGCAGGCATGACCCACCGTCCCGAGCCCACGCTCACCGCGGGCGCGCTGACGGCCGTGGTCGCCGCCGTGCTGGCCGTGCTGGCCGTGTTCGGCTACCAGTTCCCCGAGGGTGTCCGGGATGCCATCGGGCCCGCGGTGGCCATCGTGGCGCCCCTGATAGCCGGGTGGGTCGCTCGACGGAGAGTGACGCCGGTCGACGACCCGCAAGACGTCGACGGCACGCCGCTCGTGCCGATCACGCAGGTGGAGCCACCTACGGGAAGCCCTACTAACACTCCGACGACCTGACTCCCGATAGGGTCGCCGCACGAAAAAGCGCCCCCATCCGGCCGCTGTGGCTGGATGGGGGCGCTTCTCGTGTGTCCAGGGAGGGAGGCTGCCAGGTCCCCCTCACAGTGCCTCTGGGGCCATCTGGCGGGGGTCCATTTGCCTGCCTCCCTGCCTCCCTGAATCACTGTTTTCGCAGGTCACCTCAGGGAGGCAGGCTCGTGGAGGCTAGAGGGAGATCTCCCTCTGTTTTCGGACTCCCTCCCTGTCACTCGTCGTCGTACTCGTCGTCATAGTCGTCGATCTCGGCCTGCCTCGCGGCCTCTTCCGCTGCCGCTCCCTCGATCGCATCGGCGAGGTCGTCGGCCCGGACGACCATGATCCCGTCAGACTTCCGACCGGTCGGCATCTTGTGCTTACGCAGAGCGTCAGCGAAGTCCCGAGCCGACCACTTTCCGTAAGCACCACGGTCGAGGCTGGCCAACCGCTGCCGCATCTCATCGGTGCCGAGCCGCGGCAAGTCACCGAGCAACGCGGACAAGTCGGCCAAGAAGTCGCGCTCGACGACGTCCTCGACCTTCTCGCCATCGATGCCCGCGGCCGCCCTGATCTCCAGCGCCCGCTCAGTCACCAACGTGGCTACCTCAGCGCTGGTGTAGAACGTCCGCATCAAACCGGGCTTAGCCATGAAACCCCTGGTCATCGCGGTGCCCACGTCGCCAGGACCCTCGTCGGTCTTGGGCTCCAGACCCACGGCCGACACGCCGGACTTGTACGAACCGCTGCCCAGAATCGAGTCGTTCGACGTCTGGTCACCGATCGCATAGCACGCCTTAAGGCTGGTCACGGCCACCACGCGCCGCGGAAGCGACGCAGACGACGCCTCCGGAGTCAGGTAGATGATCGTGTATCCGTACTTGCGCGACGCGTTCTCCAGCAGAACCACCAGGTCTTGTGCCTCTTCCCCGTACTTCGGGTCGAGGAACAAGGCCTGACACTCGTCGATCACGAACACGCGCGGCCTCAACCGGGCGTCCTTCTCGGCCAGCGAGCGCTTCACGGCCCGCTCACCGTGCTCGCGCAAGGCCTGACCACGGACTTCCAGCTCTTCGTACGCCTCCCGAAGGGTGCGCATGATGGCCTGAATGGTCGCCTTGCCCTGGCCCGTGCGCAGTTGCCGCAACCGCGGCCGCATGGGTTCGTAGTCGAAGTTCTCGGCGCACACGAACACGTCTGCCTCGACCAGCGGGTCGAGCAGCATGCCCAGCAGCCACGTGATGACCAGCGACGACTTACCCGAGCCCATGATCCCGGCCGCGGCCAGGTTCGACTGGAACGGGATCGCCTTGATCACGTCGCCACGGATGTTGATCCCGACCGGCAGGCCGGCGAAGTAGTCCGTGGTGACCGTCGACAACTCGGCCAGCAGCGGCCACTCGGGAATCGGGCCGGTCAGCGCACCCGAGTTCGCGATCCACAGGTCAAGAACACCCGGCTTGTCCTTCCGCTCGGACGGCCAGACCTCAGCCGGCATCCGCACCAGGTTGTGTGCCAGCAGATCCTTCGCGTCGTTGACCTTCTTGACGTTGACACCCTTGGGCAGCCTGATCAGGCAGCGATAGCCGAGGCCGTCCCGAGCTACACCCTGCTCCCACACCTGGCTTGGGTGCCCGGTTGTCCCCCAGCCAGCCTTAAAGGCCTGGTCAAGCTTGGGGATACCCAGGTAGCGCAGGGCTTCCAAGATCGACGAATCGGTCGGAATCATGCTCCGGCCGTCACCGACGTCGGCGGTCGGAGCTAGCCAGCCTGGCGGCGTGGCCGTCTTGCTGCCAGCCACGTAGGCGCCACCGAACCACAGCAGCACCAGCGCGATGATGCCGAGCGGGCCGAAGACCAGCGGCAACACGAACTGGCCTGCGGAAACGCCGAACGTAACGACACTGCGCAGGCCGGAATACCACGATCCGACAGCCTGAGTGCCAGCGCCGATCAGGGTTATCAGCGGAATCACGACCAGCAGCACTGCCAGCAGCCCGGCCAGAACCCAGCCGGACGTCTGCAGCACGGCCAGTGTCGCCTTCGGCAGCTCACGCAGCCGACGAGACCGGTCGTTCTTGGCCTTGATCAGCAGCGTTTGCGCGGCATGCAGCGCGTCCGAGTCACCCGCCGCGCGGGCGGCACTGATCTGCTCACGGATCACACCGTGCGTTGCCGCACTGTGCGCCCGCTTGACCCAGGCCGTGTGACCAGCACCGACCTGCCACGCGGCCAGTACAACCCGCTGACCAGTGACGGGGCCGGTGCCGGTCGAGCCGGCGCCGGGCGAGCCGATGCGACGTGGGAAAACGTCGATCGCACGCCGTTGCGCTGGCACGACGTCAGCCGATCGTGCGGGCACGATCTCGCTCGTCGCCTGGTGAGAGGTGTCCGGCCAGCCGTCGCCGTCGTCGTCGACCAGCTCGGTTGGCCCGGTATCGAATGTGTGTGTCATTGTGATGCCACTTCCTATCGGTGGGAGTAGACCGAGCGGCGGCTATTAGCTCTCCAGCGGTTGCCGCCGCTCGGTTCTTTTTGTGGGTCAGGTCGTCGCTATGTAGCCTTCGCCGACCAGCAAGCGCACGACCTTGGTGGCCGTGTTCTTGCTACAGCGAGTCAGCTCGATCACGTCCTGAGGCGAGATCTTGGAGCCACCCGCGCGTACTCTGCGTACCTCCTCCGCGTACTGAGGGACCGTCCGGCGGCGGCGTTCCGTGGGAACGGCCGGCGTTTGCTCCTGCGAATTCCGTGGGAACTCGTGGGAATCCGTGGGAGCGGCCCCGTGGGAACTCGTGGGAATCCCGTGGGAACGCCCGTGGGAATCCCGTGGGAACGAGTGGGGGCCCGTGGGAACGCCGTTCGTGGGAATCTCGTGGGAACGCTCGTGGGAACGAATGGGAACCGCGCTGGTAGGAACGGCCGTGAGGCCGATCGGGTCGGTCGTCTCGTGGGAATCCGTGGGAACGCCCGTGGGAATCCCGTGGGAACGAATGGGAACGGTCTCGTGGGAACTCGTGGGAACGCTCGTGGGAACGCCGTGGGATTCCCACGGCGACGGCGGGGTGTAGGTCACCAGTGCCGTCGCGTGCCTCAGCACCGAGATCTCACGCAGCAACCGCTCGCGTGCTTGCGCATCGTGAGCGGCCCCGGCCTTCCGGACCGCCTTCGCCAGCTTCACCGAGTGGTGACGCACCGTGCTCGGACTCGCGCACGCCAGCTGTGCCGCACGCGTTGCCCAGCGGTGCCGAGTCCGCTCCGCTGCTGTCCGGTCATCGTCGGCCAGGCCGAACCGACTCATAACCCGAGCCTGCAGCTCTCGGGCGAGCTGAGCGACCGCACCCCGACGAGCCGGAGCGATCTCGCGCACCTCGATACCGAGCGCCATGTGCAGCATGACCAGGCCGAGAATCGGACCGAGCACCACGCGCGCCATGCCCAAGACCGGACCCGCCTCGACGAGCGCCATGTAGCCGGCGAACCCCGTCAACGACCAGGCAAGCGTCCGGGCGAACCCGGGCGTACCGCCGGACCGGATGTTGGCACTCATCACGATGGCGCACGAGATGAGACCGGCCTCGATGATCGCGAAGAGCGCGCCGCGCTCCCACACGTTCGTGATGCCGAGCCGCTCGGTAAAGAACTTCCAGCTCGTGTCGATGGACAAGCCCGTGCACAGCATGGCGACGCCGTAGCACGCGACCCGGCCAGCGCCGATGCGGCGCACCACCGTGGCCAGACGGCGCCCCACTACCACCGAGACGGCGATAGCGGCCAGGGCGGCGACCGCGGCCAGCGTGTACAGCAACGCCGGAGCGGTCACAAACAATTGCGTCAAATACGTGATCACCTGGTCAGCTCCTCACGGGCGGGTCGACGAGCACTTGCAGGATGCCGACCGGTCGGCCGGGCATCGAGACGACACGCGCACTCATGCCGCCTCCTGTACGCGGTTGCGGGCCCGGACCCGGGTCACGTGCCGCTCGTTGCAACCGACGAGCAGGGCGATCCGGGCGGCGGACGCACCGGCCGCGGTTAGTCGCATGATCTCGGCATCATCGCGGGCATCGAACTTCCGGCCCAAGGCGACCGGAGTCGACTCGGCCAGCGATCCGAAGTCCAGGCCACCCCACACGCCGTGCTGCTCGCCCTGCTCCAGTGCGGCCGCCGCACAGGCGAACATCACCGGACAGCCGTGGCAGACCTTCACGGCCGCCTCGACGTCGGCGGCATAGTCGTCGCCAGTCTCGGGAAAGAACCCGTCGCCACCGACCTCGGCACACGCGGCATCGGCCGACCACTCGGGCGGGCGAGGAAAGTCGTCGAGGGTGCTCATGCCGCACCGTCCTCGACTGCGGTAGCGGAGTCGGCGAGCAAGTCGAATAGGTCGCCTTGACCCTCGACCGGCTCGACCAGGTCTGCCACACAGCGGCGAATCTCGCGACGAGCACCACGGCGAAGATGCGAGCTGGCCTGCCGACGTACGGCCGACCTCTCGCTGTCTTTGCGCCGATCAGGCACACTCTTAGCCATCGGGGACACCTCCCGATCAGGGCCCGGGTCTGTTCGCGCAGACGCCGGGCCGTTTACTTGTCAGGCTCTAGTGTCTCATGCCGCGCGGGTATTGTCCAATGGGTAGACAGTAGAGTACGGTAGCTGGCATGACGAACCTTCCCGAAGAGCGGCAAGCGGCCGCGCTGCGCGAGGCCATCGAGGCCGGCCAGCAGTCCAGCAAGTCCATGCCCAAGGCCAAGCACGATCGTGAGGTGCTGAAACAGAAGGTCATCGACGCCTATATGGCTGGGGTCAACCCCGTCAGGCTTGTGGACGAGGTGCCCGGCGTCACGCGCGCCACGATCTACAGCTGGCTCCCCGAGGGTGCCGCGGCCAAGCGAAAAGGCGAGAAGGGCTAACCGTGGGCACGCGCATCGTGCTGGCTCGACTGGCGGGCACCGACACGAGTCTTGCCCGCGTACGCACGTACGTGACCCGCCATCTACTTCGGCGCGCGCACCTTAGCGAAGATCACCAAGGTTTACCCGAATCGTCCACTGGCGTGTCGGTAACACCTGACCGCCGGGAGGGGGAGGATGCTGCCCCTCGATAGAAAAACGGCCCCGGTAGTAGGACACCGAGGCCGCTTTACACACAAGTCCCCCGACACGAACTCGACTAAGTACCGGGTGGGCACGGTTAGCGTAGCGGATCGCGACATAAGTACGCGAGTACCTCGCCACCGTGTCGGCTCGGTCGGAAGGACCGACCATGACCGCCGACCAGAGCGCCGAACCGTCGCTCTTTTCTCCTGCCGCGCGCGCGGCAATCTGGCTCGTGCGGCACTACCGCTGGCACGTGCTGCCGCTCGGTGACGGCACGACCGAATGGGCCAAGCTGCCCCGTGGTGGCTGCCGAGACTGCCGCCCCGGCGTGGCCGACCACACGGCCGTCGACTGTCCCTGCCTCGCCAGCGGGCAAGGCTCCGTGCTCTGCCACGGTGTCCATGCCGCGAGCAACGACATCGGGGTGACCGCGTGGCGGGCCGCGCACTACCCGCGCGCCACGTGGGCCGTTCACCTCGGCCGCTCCGGCCTGATCGCCATCGACGCCGACCGGCACGGCGGGCTGCCACCCGCGAACCCGCTGCCCGGACACGAGCCCATGGCCGAACCGCCAGCGGACGGCGTTGCCGTGCTGTCGTGGCTGGCCGAGCGAGTCGGGAACACCAGCCTGGAGGCACTGACCGGCGAGACGCTCGCCGTCGAGACACCGACCGGTGGCCGGCACCTGATCTACCGCACCGCGGTCGAGGCCTGGAAAGGCTCCAGTGGAGGCCTGCGCACCGACGGCACCATGTCCCCTCAGTGCCTCGGCTGGCAGATCGACGTCAAGGCCTACGGCGGGTTCGTGCTGCTGCCCGGCAACACCACCATGCGTGGCCAGTACCGGCGCATCTCGCCCGGGGTGGAGCCCGCGGAGCTGCCCGGGTGGCTGGTCGACGAGCTCAGACGCACCGGCCACGACCGGCATGCCACGCCGGAGAGACGGCCCTACTATCCCCGCGACGTGCCGGCGGTGAGCGCGCCCGCGGCGGCCGGAATCAGCAAGCCGGGCGAGTACGCGGCGAATGCCCTGCGCTCGGCATGCGACGAGCTCGCCGCCATGAGTCCGAACTCCGGCCGCAACCGAAAGACCTTCCGCTCGGCCTCCCGGCTGGCCGGCATGGTCGCCGCCGGCTGGATCGACGAGCACGTGGTGCGCGACGAGCTGGCCACGGCGGCCCGTGCCTGCGGGCTGCCTGAGGGCGAGGTCAGGTACGCGATTGACAGTGGCTTTCGTTCGCCTCGGCCCGCGGGTGGTGCGGCATGACTAACGTATTTCCGATCCGTCCAGACCAGCTGCCCTCCCCGAAGCAGCCGATGGCGGTAGCCCGCGAGCTCGAACCAGAGTGGGTGTGGGGCGGCTGGCTCACCCTTCGCCGCTGGCGTGGCACGTGGCACCGATGGACTGATGGCCTCTGGCGTGAGCTCGATGAGGCCGAGCTTCGATCCGAGCTCTATCAGCGCACCGAGCACGCCACCTATCTGCACGTCGACGGTCGAGACAAGTCGACCGAAGAGCGGGCGTGGGCACCAAACAAGGGTTCGATCGGACAATTGATCGAGGCCGTTGAGGCGAACACGATCCTGCCGGCCGATATCGAGCCCGGCACCTGGCTCGACGAGCGTCGTAGTGGACGGGTGACACCCGTGGAAAACGGCTTGGTCGACCTGTCCACGCGCGAGCTGCTGCCGACGACGCCGGCCTATTTCAATACCAGCCGGTGCGGATTCCGCTACGACCCGAACGCGCCCGAGCCGACCCGGTGGCTGGACTTCCTGGCCTCGATCTGGCCGGATGATCAGCAGGCCATTGACACCCTGCAGGAGATCGTTGGCTACATCCTGAGCGGACGCCGTGACCTACAAAAGATCTTCCTCGTCGTCGGCCCGACCCGCTCGGGCAAGGGCACCATCTCGAACGTGATCGCCGCGCTGACCGGAGAAGCGCACGTAGCCGGGCCGACACTGGCCGGCCTGACCATGCCGTTCGGCCTGTCACAGCTGATCGGGAAATCGCTGGCGATCATCCCCGACGCACGCATGCCGCGTGAGGTCGGCCAGGTCGTCGAGCACTTGCTGATGATCTCCGGTGGCGACCGGATCACGGTCGACCGCAAGCACAAGGATCCCTGGATCGGCCAGTTGTCAGCGCAAATCATGATGCTGTCCAACGAGCTGCCCTCATTGCCCGACGCCGCGGCGGCGATCGCCGGAAGGCTGCTCGTGCTGCGCATGACCAGGTCGTTCTACGGGCAAGAGGACACCAACCTCGGTCGGGACCTGCGGGCCGAGCTGGCCGGCATCTTTCGATGGGCACTCGATGGCCTCGACCGGCTGGCCGAGCGCGGGCGGTTCACCGAGCCGGACTCATCGCAGGAAGCGGTCGAGCTGATTCGCGAGTCGGTGAGCCCGATCGGCATGTTCCTCGACGAGCGCTGCCAGATGGAACCAGAGGCCACAGTCAAGGTGGCCGACCTCTATAACGAGTGGGTCGACTGGTGCCGGCAGCAGGGGCGGGCCCACGTCGGCACGGCGGCGACGTTCGGCCGACAGCTGTTCGCCGCACCGGGCGCGACGAGCCTGCGCAGGTCTAAGCCGATAGACGCGTTCGGTGACCGTGTGCCCACCTATGAGGGGATCAGACTCAAGGATGCCGCTGCTCGTCGATCGGCCTGGAAGCCTCTGGACGGCTAGACGCCGCCTCGATCGCACGCCGTAGGTGATGTACCGCAATCGATAGGGCTACGTGACTGACCGTCAACGCTGCGAGCGTGGCGGTCACTAGCCATGCGCTGAGTTCGCTCATGCGTGCATCCTCCACGAACCGCGAATCGGACACGCTATCGAGCGCGCGAGGCTCCGTGGCCGGGCAAAGGGCCGGGTATGGCCGGGCAACGAAATTTGCCCGGCCATACTTATTTGTGCAGGTCAGAGCCACGAAATGGGGCCGATTCTGGCGATCGTGGCCGGGATGGCCGGGCAACTCCCCATTGTGGGTTCTGTAGCGATATATGTAACTACTTGTGAGTATGCATTACATATAGTGACATATACTTACACATAGAACTAGTTTTAAAGAAAATGCCCGGACTGCCCGGACATTCGCAGGTCAACGCCACTTTTTGCCCGGCCGCTTGCCCGGCCGTGCCCGGCCATTGCCCGGCCGTGCCCGGACACTGTCTGAATGTCCGATTTTTCGTAGGGGTTAGTAGGGCTCTCTTTTCCCGACGACCGCGACGACGAGACGCGCGGTCTTAGGCCGCTGAGAGAGCCGGAGCGGGCCGATCACCCATCGGCAGGTGTCCGGGCACGCCCGCCGCGTACCGGCGATCTGAGCGCCCGTACTGCCCTGGTCTGTCTCGACCGCCGGGAGTACCGTCCAGCGAATAGACACCCACCGAGATGAGGGATAGCCATGGACGTCTGGCCAGGATTCGGGCCCGAGAGGGCAGGGGACACTGGCGAGAAGGCGGCCGCCGACGTATGGCGCGGGTACGACGAGGCCGACGAGGAAGAGGAAGCGGCCGCGGCCGCACTCCGCGAGATCGAGGAAAGCGAGGATGAGGGTGGCGAACCCGCTAGCCGAGCTCAGGACGACCAAGCTTGAACTGACCCGCGTCGAGAATGTGCACGTATCGCCAGGGCACGAGCAAGTGCTCTTTGACCAGTCCGGACCCGGCAGCGTCGTGTCGCTGTGGATGGCACTGGGGGGCGGGCCCGGCCCGTCGCTCGACGGACGTCTGCAGGTCTTCTACGACGGGTCGTCGTCTCCGGCGATCGATATCGACTTTGGCACGCTGCTCGCCACGCACTGGGGGGCCGGAGAGTGGGCCGGCACGCACTCCTGCCACCACGTGCATGCGGAGATCCACTCCCCGTCCTACAACCAGGGCTTTCTGATCACCTTCCCGATGCCGTTCGGTGATCACATTCGGATGGTCTACTACAACCCGAGCTCGAACCAGACGGCCTGGATGTTCTCGATGGTGACCTATGAGCTCACCGCGACGGA